GATTGCCAGTTTTTAAATGATAACCATTCTTATTTGAAACGCAAGACCACGAGACGCCTGTTCAGGCATATAGATCCGTGCCAAAACGCGCGCTGCGCCATCGGCCGGTCCGGGCCAACACCCGGAGATGGGGAGGTGATCGTTTTGGCACTGCCGGGGGCTGTGGATAGATTTGGCGGACCTCAATAGCGGCGCGGGTTTGCGAGCGGTTTTGGGTTCTGCGGCCTTGACGGTGGCTTTGGCACGAAATGGGCGCTGCGGGGGCACAGAACGGCCAAAACGGGCGGATTCCGGGCCAGGGTGGTCCGATGGTGCTTCCGAGTGGGATTCACGCCTGGAGCGGGCTGGCGGGCCATTCACATGAGTGAAATCGGCCTGAACCGAGGTCGCACGTAGCGAGGTCGCACCTCGTTTCGAAGTGCGACCTTGAGAAATTCAATCAAATCAAATGGTTAGGCGTGTGGATAGAAGGTTATCCACAGCGTGCGACCTGACGCAAGGTCGCACGTCTTTAAACGCCACGCATAGGCGTTTAAAACAGGGTGGACTGCCGCCGATCCGTGGGCGCTGTGACGCCTGCAGCGGCCACGATGCGCTCAATCTGGCGCTCGGTGAGGCGGTGTTCGGCGGCCAGTTCGCGCACGGTCTTGTGGTGGCCGTAGGCGTGGGCGATGCGGGCGTTGCGCAGGGCTAGGATGGCCCGTTCGGCCTTGGGCAAGGTGAAGTGATCCTCGCCGCCGTAGGTCTCGGCCAGGGTCATGAGGCGGTCCACGCCGATGATCTTGGCGTAGGGATGGTCGGCGTGGACGCGGGCTGGCGTGGGGATGTAGATGCGCAGGCCACCGTGGACTCGCACCAGGGCCAAGGTAGCCGGGAGGCCGATGAGGCGCTCGAAGTCCTGCAGCAGCTGGGGCAGCAGGTCCGAGTCGATGAGGTCGGCCAGGTCACTCATTTCAGGGTGACCTGCCCGGAGTCCAGGTGTTGGGGCGCCTCCCCTGTTCGAACAGCCCGCTCCGCGCGGGTGAGCATGGACTTGAGGGCTTCGATTACCTTGGAGGCGTCGGCTGTGGGCAGGAATTTGAGGTCTGCGACGCCCTTGCCGGTGTGGCGACCGACGAACGTGAGCAGTGCGGATTCGCTAGCGTCGCGCAGGCCACCGGCGGCGGCGATCTTCTTCCACAGCCACTTGATCTTGGCGGCCTGGTCGAAGGGTTTGAAGGTGCTGGCCTTGGGCTTGTAGCCGGCGGCGGCCATGCGGGCGAGCACTTTGGCGCGGCCTGTTGCGTCCAGATCGGCGGCGCTGGTCTTACCGGTGAGGTCCGACAGGTGGAACCGGTAGTCGTCATCGCTCCAGGTCAGGGCGGCCTTGCCCTGGTGGATATGGCCGAGCTCGCGCTTGCGCTGGGCGTCGGCGTTGGCCTGGTTGGTGTGGGCCGTGAAGTTTCGGCGGGTGGTGGTGGCCATGGCGTTTAAACGATGGAGGTGAAGAGGCTGCGCTGCGGCTCGGCGTTGCGCTGGGAGAGGTGGCAGGCCGGGCACAGGTGGCGGTTTTTCCCGACCTGGCGTGCGTGGGCTTCGCACAGGGGGGCGTCACAGGTACCGGTGCCATGGTGGTCGCCCGGGCGGAGTGGCGGCGGTAGGCCGTCGCAGAGGTAGGCGCTGGGGGCCATGCATGGGGCGTCCTGGTCGTCGATCAGGATGCGTGCAGCACACGGCGCGGGCAGGCGTGTACCACGCATGTGGACCATTCCGAGTGCGAGGCGGTAGACGGGCATCAGGCACCGCCCTTCTTCGTCTTCGTGCCCACAGTGAAGTCTTTCCCCTTCGGGGACATCACAAGGTTGCGGCGCTCCAGCCACTGCTCGACGAATTGCCCAGTCACTCCGCTGGCAGACCAGGTTGCGCCGGAGTGGACGCTTAGACCATCATCCTCATCAGTGATGGTTGTTTTCAGGGTGAGCGACTTGAGCACGATGAACTCAGGGAGCTCCGGCAGCCAGTGTTTGACGATGGTCGCGGCCAGGGTGGAAGCGACCAGCATGCCGACAAGTGCACCCGCAGCGCCAGCAGTCACCACACAGAGAACGATGATCTGGATATCGCTCATCGCGGCAACCTCGGGCGTGCGGGCGGCAAGGCGGGCCGAGTGGCCGGCTTCGGGAACGGCTCGCCGTGCGGCATGCTGATCTGGCTTTGACTCACCAGCGAAAACTCGACGCGCAGGGATTCCTCCTGCACCTGGTAGTGCTCCCTGTGGCCTTTGAACTCGATCTCGGCCTGCACCGCGTGCTGCAGGGCTTCGACCACTTTCATGGCCTTGTCCGCTGGCAGCAGGAGGCGCTGATAGCCGATCTGCAGGCAGGCCATCTGGACGGTCTTGGTGGGTGCGCGGCTCATACCTTGACCCAGCCTTTCTCGCGCGACCAGCGCAACAGCACATCGTTCGTGGCCACAACCTTCCCGTTGGCACCCTCACGTGTCATCACGATGCGGGCCGTCGTCTTTGGGCCGTAGGCCAGACGCAGCACCTGGTCGATGTGGTGCATGAACTCATCGGGCAATCCGCTGGCGTCGAAGTCAAGGCCCGTTCGCCAGGCGCCTGACTGGTTGATCTGGAGTAGGACGGGACGGCTCATGCGATCAACCTCCGCTCTTCGTTTCCACCCACACCACGGTGCAGCTCGGCGGCTTTGCCCGCCCGGTAGCCGGCGGCAATGTGGCCGTGGTCCACGCGTCGCGCCTTCGTGGTGTCGCGCACCTTGCCTTCGGCCAGGTCCGGGTGCTCGCGCTGCATGTAGGCCAGCAGCAGGGTTTCGTTCTTGCCTGACTGGGCGAACGCTTCGACCTTCGCTTCCACGCCGGCCACCCAGCCCACGGCAAACGCATCGCCGCGTGCGGTCTTGGTGATGGGCTTGCAGTTCTTGGGCTGTTTGGCAATGTGTGCCAGGCGGGCGGTGGCGCACTGGCGGATCAGCACTTCGGCTGCATAGCCAGCCACCTCGGGCGCGGTGTCGATGCCGACGAACACCCAGTGCCGCGTGCGGACGAAGTTGCCAGCGGCGTTGTAGGCGCCGTTCAGGCTTCCGAAGGTCTCGCAGCCGAAGGCGTCGGCCACGAGGTGCACCAGCGCGAGTTCCCAGCGGTTGGCCGCGGTGGATCGCGCCTTGACACGCACCTCGCTCACGTCGGCCAGGGAAATGTCCTCCTCGGCCAGACTGAAGACTTGCATGAGCTTCTGGGCATGGCGCAGCGCGGCGGCGGCTTCGTGTTCGTTGGCGCTGCGGGAGAGCGCCAGGCACTTCTTGATTTTCTTGAGGGCGTCGTCGCGGGTCATGGCTCACTCCCCCAGCCTGTGCGACACAGACACCGGAAACGGATTATGTGGCGTGGGCGTTGTGGACGGCGCCGGCAGGCCGACCTTTCCGGGCCGGCCCTCCAGGAAGTTCGACCGATCAGCCCCAGTGGCTTTCAAGTACTCCAGCGCCACGCGGGCGGTGTCCACCAGCGTGTCGGCCACGCCCTTCATGGAATTCGCGATGCTGACCTGGGCCTTGATCTGCTCGACGTCGAGTTTCTCCGGCCCGCGGCCCATGCTGCCCAGGCTTTTCAGTGTGTCCATCAGCACCGCCTGCAGCTCGGTGATGTGCGGGGTGGCTGGTGATTCGACGTTGCTCATGCTCGTGACTCCTCGGCCTCTCGGGCCGCGCGGTTGATACGGTTGACCTGGCGCGTTATCGCGCCCTTGAGCGGCACGATGGCGGCCAGCTCGGGATGGCGAAACGCCCAGTGGTTGCGGCGCGCGTTCTCGGCGCGGGTGATGCAGTCCAGGCGGTCGACGGTGATCTGATCAAGCTCGGCCGTCTTCTGACCGCTCTTGAACACCACCAGGTGGCCGGCCGGGATTGGCCCTTTGTCGCGCTCCCAGACGATCCGGGCGACAGGTGTCCACCGAAGCGGTGGCACGATGGACGGATCGTCGGTCAGCTTCTGTTCCAGGTTGCCATCGGTGCTGATGCGATAACTACCAACCGGCACATAGTTGTGCTGGGCGGCGCCGGACATCTGGCCCTTCTTGAACTGGGTGGCCTTGCTGCCCTCGTGGGTCAGGCCCTTGAGGCCCTTGTTCCAGGGAACAAGACCTTTTTGGAAGCGTGTACCGAGCATGCGCGGGTCTTGCTGCCCGCGCTGCACACGCCCGCTGTGGACGCTGGCCTGAAATTCGGCACTCTTTTTCAGGCCCATCGCCTGGGCCTTGGCATAGACCCGCGAAGTGCTTTTCCCCAGCAGAGCTGCGATGTCATCGGTCCGAAGGTCGGCGTAGAAGCGGCGCAGCACCTCAAGGTGATGGGGCGGCCAGAACTCGCGGGGCGGGAGGAGGCCTCTGGACTTGCTCATCACACCCCCGCCACATCCAGGTTGATCGCCTGGTACTCGCCCGCTTCGTCGCGCTCGTAGAAGCGCACGTAGGCCTTACTGCTGGACACACGCATGCTGTCGCTGATCGCGGCCATGGCGCGGGTCCAGGTGGGGTCGTCTATGGCGAGGCGGCGCAGGCCGAGCACGCGCGAGGTGTTGACTGCGCCGGCCTTGTCCACCTGGAAGGCGTCGTTCACCAGCACCTTGATGTTGCTGTTGCTGCCCTTGGCCCAGACGTGGATGCACTCGTCGATCAGAGCCTTGGCCGCTTGCAGGCGTTCGTCGAACACGATGGAGTCCTGCACCTGGCGGGTGATCTTGTAGCGCCCGTCGAAGCTGACCAGCGTGACGTTGCCCTTGTCTCCGCCGGTCTTGACCTCGTATTGCTCCAGGCTGCGGGTGATGAACTCCTGGATGGTCTGCATGGCCTGCAGCTTGAAGCCGAGCAGGGATGCGCTCACGTCCTTTGCCGCTTCCGCGAGTTGCACCACCGTGGTGTGGCGGTCTTTGTCGATTTCCTTGATCTTGGCGGTGGGGATCAGGGCGCCGTTGGCGTCTTGCCAGTAGCCGGCGGGGATGGTGTTTTTTTCGGCCATGAGTGGCTCCTTTGGTTTCAGTGAAGGTTGGAACGCGGCAATGCGTCCAGGGTGGAGATCAGTAGCCGGCCGCCCACCTGCAGTGCGGCCTCGGCAGCTGTGCGCGTGCAGCATGGGTGGACGCTCGCCACGGCCTGGTAGGTGGCCAGCAGCGCGAGCAACATCAGGCGATGGCTTGGCGCGGCTTCGGCCATCTCGGCCAGGCGGTTGGTCAGTACCTTGAGCGCTGCGTCATCCGCAGCCAGTTCGGCTGGTGTAAGGCTCACAGCGCGCTCCCTTGGCGTTTGTCATGGAAGGAATCGGTCACCACATCGAAGCCGATCCGGCCGTCCATGTAGTCGTCGAACAGCGCGTCGGACACCGACTGCTTGTCTGTGTAGGCCGAGGCGGCCAGCTCGGAGACCGTGCGAGGCTCGCCGGTCTTGGGTAGCAGGGCCAGCAGCACGATGCGCAGGCGGGCCAGCTGCTGGGCGTTGTCTTGCAGCTCCATGAATGTCATGTTTCGCTCCGAAAGGGGCGGCGCTTGCCCATGTGCAGGCTGGGGCATGCCTGGTAGTCCAGGGCGCCGGCCCGGTAGATGGGCTGGGGCGGCGTGTAGACGGTGTTCATCACGTCGTTGCGCGGGGGAGCGGCCACCGTCGTGAGGGCATCGGGCTCACCATCTGCGGCCGTGACCGGCAGCAGCGTCTCACCGGGCAGCTGGTGGCACTTGACCGTGTAGGCGTACACGTTGCCGTGGCGTCGGGACTCGCCGAGTTCCAGGAAGCCGCCGCGGTGCAGGGTTTCCAGGCTCTCCTGAATCTCGCTCTCGGCGTAGATGCCGTCCCAGTCGCTCGCGACACGCTGCCGCCAGTGCCACCCACCCGCCCGGGCGATGGCGCGCCAGATGTTGGCGCAGGAATGGGTGATGCCTTTAGCCATGGCTGCGGCCTCCTTGAATCAAGGTGAGAAGACGGGCGCGGTGCATCTGTGCGAACGCGTGGTAGTCGTCGATGGCCTCGGCGATCGCGATGCTGCGGGAGACCTTGAAAAAGCGCTGGATGCGGCGCGCTCGGCGCTTGACCCATGAAAGCTTCGGGCGGCGGTAGTCGGCCTCGGCCATGGGCAGCTCCAGGGAGATCACCAGGGCGCTCATGACAGCGCCCTCCAGAAAGCAGCGGCGCGCTGGGTTGCACTGACCTGGCGCTGCGCCAGGCGGCGCAGCTCGGCGTGCAGCTGAGCCATGTGCTCACGGTGCAGGTCGCGCTCTTGATCAAGGAACAGGGCAACGCGGCGGATACGGTGGGCGATCCACGCTTCGCGCAGCGCATGCGCGAGGCCAACGGGGCCACCTTGAGCGAGGCATTTAAACAACGTCATGGGGAATCTCCTGGGGTGAAGAAGATGGATCGGGCGAGCGCGAAGACTTGCGAGGAACCGGGATTCGCTCGACGGGCGGCACGCTGGCCTCGCGGTGTGAGCACTGCCGACAGGCCTGCCAGTGCTGCATGGCGCGCGGGCTGCCCGTGGGGGGTGGACGGTGTGCATAAGCACGGCACTGGTCGGCGGTGATCACGCACTCCTCTCCCCCGGCTTCGGCCGTGAGGTGGGGGCAGGCGTAGCGGCCGAAGGTGTGCACCACGCGCTCAGCGATGCGGTCGGTGCTGGCAGCGCCGGTGCCATACGGACCGGTGGCGTTGATCACCATGGACAGCGCCGTGGAGCTGATGCCCAGTTGCTCGGCAATGCGGGCGCGCACGGCGCCTTGGCAGCGCTCGGTGAGCAACACGAACCAAGGCTCTTGCATGTAGGGGCGTGTCGGGTTCAAGCGGCCTCCCCGGTGCGGTTGCGTGGCGTGAGCAGCTTGGGCGCGGGCAGGACAGGCTCGCCGGTGGCTTTGGTGGGCGGAGGGTGTGCCCCCCCTTCCTTGACCATCACGTAGCGCTTGGCGCCGTTGACGGTCTTGGCGCTCACCTGGACCAGCTCCGGAGCCCCTTTGGCCCAGGCTCGCAGGTACCCGGCGATCTGGTGCTGTGCGGCAGCAAAGTCGCGCGTTCCCGCATCGATCAGGGTGGCGGCGCCCTCCTCGGCCGTCAGCATCTTGCGCACCCGCAGCAGCGACCACAAACGCGTGGACAAGGCGTTCGGATCGGGGGCCTTCGCCCTTGGCTGCTCGCGCAGCACCGAGCGACAGGTGGCCAGGCCCTTGTCTGTGAGCTTCCAGTGTTCAACCTGCACCAAGGGCCGCAGGATGGACTCGCGCTCGGGCACATGGCGCTGCACCAGCTTGTGAAACAGCAGCTTGTCCAACGCCACGCGCACCTTGGGTGCGGCGCCCTTCAGATCGGCATCCCAGCCCACCACGTCTTTAACCGTGAAAGGCTGATCGGTGGTCTTGACGTGGCGCCCGATGCCGCGCAGCGTGGCGATCACGAACCACGGTTGGCCGTGTTTCATCAGAGGCCTTTCCCGCTGGTGGCGCTCTGGCTGGTGAACTCGGTGCAGAGCGAGCGACCCTTGATGTGAGCCGCTTCAACACGTGCCCAGCTGTTGGCTTTTGCCCAGGCCTCAATGTTGGTGATCGCGCCGAGCACCCAGCGCATGCGGCCCTTGGCCTGGGTGTGGATGGCGGTGACCACCTCGGGCGCCATGGCGATCTCGGCCTTGGCCTTGACCGTTGCCTGCACGTCTTCGATGGACAGGCGCTCCAGGTTGACGATGTGCGCCACGCGGCTGGCGATGTGGTCGAACTGCAGCACCATCGTGGGAAAGTCCTGCATGCCGACCAGGAAGCACATCACGCCGGTGATGTCGGTGACGTCGCGCACCGCCTCCAGCATCGGCGCCACGCGCTGGCTGCCGCGTGTGACCCGCGAGGTGGGGATCAGGTGGTCGGCCTCGTCGATGATCAGCGGCGTCATGGAGACCGCCAGGCGGCCGATGATGCGGTCCTGCACCTGGGAAGAATTGCCGTCCGTTGGCAAGCCCATCTTGGCGGCGATGTCGCGCAGCATGCTGTGCTTGGTCCAGGTCTCCTTGGCACGGATGAAGATGTGCCCGGCGTCGCTGGCCCAGCGCTCGGTCAGCATCGACTTGCCGATGCCGAACACGCCGCGCACCAGCACCAGGCTGGCCTCGATGGCTCCGCGCTGGTCTACCAGCTTCTCCGCTTCCCGCAGGCGGCGGAAGTTCTCAGTTTGAACAAATCCTTTTTTCACGCTACATTCCTTCTCGTTTGGGTCTCGATACACACATCAACTCAGGCACGCTCTGTGACGGCTGCAACCGTCACAGGGCACTCTTAAAACCCGGCTGCTCTTCGGCGGCCGTTCCCCACCCCAGGCCTCGCCCCTCGTAGTACTCGCGCAGCTGCTCGTAGCTGTCGCACTCGACGTACTGGGCGATCCACTCCTGATCCACGCCCGTCCACTCATCGCGGTGGCGCATCAGCCACTCGTAGCGCGCGCCCGGGGTGTCAAAGAAAGGCCTGCCCGAGTCCGCTTGCGCGGCCTCGCCCATGGAGGAATCAGGGAGGGAGGAGGTTTTCGCCTCCAGGGTGGAACCCAGCACCACGGGGGCAATGGGCTCCGGCAGGAAAACGGTGTCGGCCTGGACGGGCGAGTCCAGCTCGCGCAAGGCGGTCTCTATCTGTTGCTGGCGCAACTTGACGGTGGCGGCCACGCGCTTTTCGCGGGCCATCTGCACCACGGCCTTGGGCATGGCGTCGATGCGGTTGGCGGCGAAGCGCGCGTCGCACACGAACTGACCGTCGAGCGTGTAGATGCGCACCCAGCTCGGGTCGTGGATGTCGTAGCGCACGCTGACCTCGCAGCCTTCCACATCGCGGCGCATCAGCTCGGGGGCCGAATAGGTCTGGTTGAAGAACTGCACCTCGCCTCGGCGTGCCGTGCGCAGCACCGCTGGCATGAACAGCTCGCGCAGCTCGCCCGCGGTGGGCAGGTGCTGCAGGCTCGCGTCGAACTTGGCGGCCCAGGCCTCATCGGGCGTCATGTGCTTGCCGTCGGCGCGCTTGGGCAGCATGCGGTGGCGGTGGGTGCCGTTGTATTCGGCGACCATGCGTTCGACCGCCTCGACGAACTGGGCCCAGGTGGGGCACTTGGTGGACAGGCGAACCACCGTGCCCGTTTCCTGGGCGCGCTTCACGGCGCGCTGCTCTTTTGCCAGCTCGGCGGCCACCTTGCGGAACTCGCCGCCGTCCACGTCGCTGCCCTGGTAGCTGCCGAACTGGCGGGCACAGTTGATCGCGTGGGTCTGCCAGGAGCGTTCGATCACACCGCGGCCTTGTGGCTTGCCCGGGATACCCGTGCGGTGGTCGATGCCCAGGCGAGCGGCGAAGCCGTCAATCGGGCAGTCCATGGGTTTGCCGGTTTCACCGCCACCGTTGTCGGTGTACAGGAGGGCCGGTTTGCCGTACTGGCCCACGCCGTGGCGCAGCGCGTCGCCCACCGCGAACACGTTTTCTGAGAGCGAGACCGACCAACCCATGATCTTGCGGCAAGACCAGTCGAGCGCCAGCGTGAGCTCGGGTGCGAACGGGGCGCCGTGGTCCGGGTGGCGCACCTTGGCTTTGAAGCTGTGGCCGTCCATCACCCACACGTCCAGCGGGGCCAGCATGCTGGCGTCGCGCCGTTTAAACGGCAGCTTCACGTCGCGCTCTGAGCCGGAGTGGCGGGACTTGATAAGTGCCACGTTCGCTTCGTGTGACTGGCCCAGCTTGTCCAGGGCGCGGCGGGCGCGACCGTAAAGCGCCTCCCAGGTGTCGAACTCGCGGCCCATGGCGCGCGTGACCTTCTTGGCGGCCTGGGTCAGCTTGCGGAACTCGGGGTTGCGGCTGTGGTACAGGCCGAGCACGGCCGCTACGTCTTGCTCCATGCGCTCGGGTGTGGCGGCCACCTCAACCGCTACCGGCAGCAGGCCCCACCAGCCGCTTTCGCGATGGGCACCGATCCAGCGCTCCAGCGTGCGGGCGCTGACCGAGTCGCCGCGAGCGCGCTGGTTGGCCGTGCGGGCAATGGCCAGCACCTCGGCACCGGCCTCACCCGTCACGAGCTGTGCGGCGAGCAGTACACACGACCGCTTGAGGCCGTGCAACGGCACCAGCGTCTGCACCAGGTTGACCAGGTGCACGCGGGCATCGGCTACCGACTTGTCGGCCTGGCTGGGTGGGCGACGCGATGGAGAGGGCACGGGCGCCAGCTGGCCGGGCCGCGGCTCTGGCAGCGTTGGAGGCACAAAGGAGCGGACGGGCGCGGACTCCACCAGGGCGAGCACGGTGCTGCCCGCCTGGGTGATCTTTCGCGCTGCGATGGCGGCGCGGGTTTCTTCGGGCAGTGCGCTGCAGTCGTATTCAGTGCCGCCGCCACCCTCGCGGCCAAGCCGAGGTCTGCCGGGTATGCCCAAGCGTTGAAGCTTCTCGCGGGTGCGGAACTCAGCAGTTGGCATGCCAGGCAAGCCAGCCAGCTCGCGAGCGGTGAGCCAGGTCATGTCCGTTCCTCCACCATCAGACGAATGCGACCCGAACGCGTGAGCGTGATCTTGCTGGTGCGCTTCTTCGCATTGGTTCGCGGCCGTTCATACCTACTGGGCCAGATCGCTTCGGGCTTGGTCTCCAAGGCGGCAGCAACGATCTGCTCGGCAGCCCACCAGTGGGTGGTCAATACGCGTTGGAAATGTGAGTAGCCATGACTCTTTGCGAGCTGACGAAGGCTTACACCTCTCTTTTCGAGTGCGGCCTTTACATCGGCAGGGTGCCAGTCAGTTGGCTGTATACCTTTTTGTGTGTCCATGGTGATGATCATAAACACAATTAAGTGCGCCAGCAACTCATGGAACACATTTTTTTGTCTCTCGGCGCACACGGATGCATCCCCCATCGGAAGGAGACACCCACTTTTTAGGTTTGCACCTTGAGTCGTACATGTTTTAATGTGTCTATGGACACATTAAAAAGTGCGGAAGAGACGCAGGATGAGCGCGGGCGTGATGCCTATGCCGCCGCACTGGGCGATCGCATTCGACAGGCGCGGGGTCGGATGCCGCGCGAAGAGCTGGCAGCTCGACTGGCGCTGCACGTCAACACCCTGGGGAAATTCGAGCGGGGCGTTTCCGTTCCCGACGCCTTCACCTTGGTTCGGCTGGCCGCTGAGCTGAACGTCTCGGCCGAATGGCTGTTGACGGGTGTCGAAACCTCCACCAAGGTGGAGCGCAGCATCTACGCCGTGGAGGCCGGCGACTATGTCTACGTCCCGCAATTCGATGTGCAGTTTTCGGCGGGCAACGGTGCCTTCAGCGAAATTGAGAAAGTGATTGCAATGCGTCCATTCGCCGTGGAGTTCATCCGGGGCGAGTTGGGGATACAACACAACGAACTGGCACTGGTGACCATCGTGGGCAGATCCATGGAGCCGGTGTTGCACTCTAAGGACACATCTTTGTTGGACCGGAAGGCGCGAGAGGTGTCGACCGAAGGCCTGCATGCCATCCGGCTCGATGGCGGCCTGATGATCAAGACGCTGCAGCGCCTACCGGGCAAGCTGCTGCGCGCCAGCAGCGCCAACACCGAATACTTGCCTTTTGACATCCCGCTGGAGGAAGACAGCGGGCGAGACTTCGAGGTGTTGGGTCGTGTGCGTTGGGCCGGTGTGGTGTTTCAGTAGCGTCTGAGGGGAGTGGACATGAAGATCAAGGTGGTAGTTCTCGTGCTGGCCTGTTCGGGGTGGTCCTCGGCTTGGGCTGCAAACAAGTGCGTCGGGGCGGATGGCTCAGTAGTGTTCCAGGACGCTGCGTGCCCGAACGCGACGCAGTCCCCCGGCAAAGCCGCGACTCAGGCCATGGCACAACCCAAAAACGTCATGAGTTCCGCCGAGGTCGCGCGATCGCTCAATGCCCAGATGGAGCAGCCAGAGAATCGACAACGCGCACAGGCCGCCCTTGATCGGCGAGAGGCGCACCGGAAGTCGATCGAAGATTCCATCCGATCCGACCGTGTGACGTGCGGCCCAGGTGCCGTGCTTGCTCAACCCGTTGTTGGCATGGCCGAATCGAACTTTCTGGCTTGTACGAGGTTTGCCCGGGAGTGGTCGTACTCCAAGATCAATGAAACTGAGACGGCATATGGCGTCCGGCGTCAGTACGTGTACGGTGTGAGCGCGCCGATCCGGTACGTTTACACCAATCAAGGACAGGTCGTTTCAATCACGAGGTGATCGGCGGCAGGTAGCGGTAGGAAGGGAGAAAAATGAAGATCAAGACGGTGATGATCGCGCTGGCGATCATTTCAGGGGCTCCCGTGTGGGCCATCAACAAATGCACGATCGACGGTCAGGTTGTGTTTCAGGACGCTGCTTGTCCCGGCAACGGGGAGACGCTGAACGTGCGTCCCGCCTCCGGGCACTCGAACGCCAGCACATCCGAATCAGCGGCAAGAACGAAGATGGAGATCGCTACCGTCGAATGGCGAAGCAAAGTCAATGCGGCCATCGCCAGCGGTGAACCGCTTGTTGGCATGACGCGCATGGAGCTGGACAAGGCCATGGGTGCGCCGACCAAGGTGAACGCGAACAACTACAGTGGTCGGCTCAAAGATCAGATCATCTATGACCGGCCCCGTCAGTCGTGGTACGTCTACACAGAAGACGGCATCGTCACGAGCATTCAGCACCGGCCAGGCGTGGAGCCAACCCGTACCGTGTCCATGAATTGCCCGACGCCGATGGAGATCAGGGCCATGGAAACCAGCGCCAGCAGCATACGGCTCAGCGAGGCCGAAAGGGTTGAGCGGCTGAAGCAGATTGGCGAAGCACGGAAGTGCGGTCGGTGAGGTCGTCAAATCGTGATGCAGCATTACAGAAGCAATCACCCCAACCATGCCCACCAACTGGTGGCCAGCGTTTCAAAGCACTACTACGCTGGCAAGGATGGACTGCTGAAATACCAGGTCAAACCGATGGAAACATCGTTGACCAAGCTGTCTTCAGCCAGCAAAAAGCACATGGTCATTTACTCGCTACGCGACCACTTCTCTGCGGTTTTCTATGCAGAGATTGGCTTTGGCCCCGAGCTGCCGCCGCTGCACGCCTTTCTGACGCGAGCCTGGGGCACCAAGTCTCACATGCCTGAGTTTCCATTCCATGGCGTCCCTGAGTTGCTGACTTTCCCTCAAACCGCGCGTGTCGCTTTTCCGGAGGTAGTTTCCGCAGTTGAGACGCTGGGGGTGAGCTTGGTTGCTGTGACCAGCGGATTTCAAGGTGGGGTGGGCGACCTCAACACCATAGAAAAATGGCTTGGCTATCATGTGGGTAAGCCCTTGGAGCAAGCTGTTGCCTGGTTGCCCAATGTGTGCGTTTTCAACGCTCGGGAAAAGTTGAGGAACACGGGCCGGCGAAAGATCGATGTCTGGATGGAGCGCGTTCCTGCTGTGCGCATGCTGCCAGCCCAATGGATGCAGGGCGTTGATGGCCCACGAAAGACACTTTAAGGAAAGCATGACATGGCCACAAATCAGAATGACCAAGGTAAAAACCGCAGCTCTAGCGGACGAAGGGAACCGAGTCAGGTGCCTCAACGCGAGTCGGGTCGCACCCCCGCACTTGAAAACTGGCGCTCACCAACAAGTGACAGCAAGACTACGATAGACCCGATAGCACCGCGTGGGGAGACCAGGCCTCCCCCGCCAAAGAAGTAGGAGTCCTCATGTCCACAACAGAAAGCTCGCCTTTGGTCGACCGTGCCAAATTTCTTTGGGACGAACAAGAAGAGCTGCTTGAACGCTGCCGGTTGTCTGCCTCGTATCACGCCAAACGTGAGCGCTTTCTCGGCGGTATGGAGCGTGCGCTGCAGGCCGCGACGGCAATCGCAGCCACGTCCGCTTTTGCCGATATTGCCGGCAAGGATGGGGACTGGGGGAAGTGGCTGGCGCTGATTGCCGCGATTGCTTCCATACTGCCACTGGTCTTTGGGTTTTCGGAGCGGGCGCGGGTGCATGGCCAGCTCAAAGCCCAATTCAAATCGATCTTGGCTGCCATGTATGCAGTGGGCGTAGAGTGGACTCAAGAGCATCTATCCGACTTCAAGGCGCAGGTGGCGAAGATCGAATCGGGCGAGCCACCCTCTTTTGCAGCGCTGGTGATTCATTGTCAAAATGAAATCGCTGTCGGACGCCGTCAGAAGGTTTATCCGCTCAACTGGTGGGAGGTCTGCTGGATGCACCTTTACAGTTTCGATGGTTCGAGAATCATTGAACGCGGGCCTCGCGAATCCGCGCCAAAGATTGCCGCGCCCCAGCCTCCCGTGGCACCTTAGAAACCTCTCTCGCCTCCCCTACTAAGGCCGACCCATGTCGGCCTTAGTTGTTTCTGCCCTCCCGACGACAGTCGCGGCATGGGCATCACATCCTCCTTCATCCTCGGCTTCATCAGCGTTGCGGCTATTGCCGCCGTTGCTTTCTTCGTCAACAGAAAACAAGAACGCCGCCACCAGGTAGGACTGGCGGCGGCGCAGGAATGGGCGAAGTCGAAAGCCGACATGGCGGCCACCGACTCCTTTGGCGAAAACGCGGGCCGGGTCTACCGCGCTGCGGTCACTGCGGTTGCGTCTTCAGTTCCTCAATCAGTTGCAGGCGAAACGCAGCAATGCTCTTTGCAGCGAACCGAGCCTGAGACTCATCATTCAAAGGGTACGTGCCCAGCGCGTTCTCCTGATGCGTCAGGAGTTTGCCAATGATCTGGTCGGTTAAGGCTGCGGCCTGTGCTTCGTTCATGAGTGCCCCTTTCAATGGGTATGGTGGTGGTGAGAAGCGACCATTGTCCATTGTCAGGCGGCCCTCATCCTTACGCGGTGCCGTCAGCCCGCGCATGCTGGTCGCCGGCCTGTCGCTGTCGTTCTCCGCGTTCGTTGGTCTAGCAGTGCATGAGCACTACACGACCACAGCGGTGATTCCCACCCAGGGCGATGTGCCCACCCTGGGCTTTGGATCCACGAAGCACGAAGACGGCAAGCCCGTGAAGATGGGCGACACCACCACACCCGTGCGCGCCCTCATCAAAGCGCAGGCGCACATCGGCAAGGAAGAAGCGATCTTTCGCGACAGCCTGCCGGGCGTGGCCCTGACCCAGGGTGAGTACGACCTTTACATGGACTTCGTCTATCAGTACGGCACGGGTGCCTGGCTGAAATCGGGCATGCGCAGCCAGCTGCTGGCGAGCAACTACCCGCAGGCCTGCAACGCGCTGCTGAACTACCGCAAGATGACCAGCGCGCGCAAAGAAGGGCCGGGCTGGGTGGTGAACCGGCGCGATGCGCAGGGCCGCCCCATCCGATGGGAGTTCGACTGCTCAACGCCTGGCAACAAGGTTTGCCGCGGCGTCTGGAACCGCCAGGCCGAGCGCCACCAGAAGTGCATGGAGCTGCAGCGATGAGCAGCCTTGCCGCGCGCGCGCTGGCCCTGCTCTGCACAGCCCTGGCCCTCGTGGGCGGTGGCTACTGGTGGGGCCACACGGCCACCGACAACGCCTGGCAGGCCAAGCAAGCCAAGGCCGAGCAGGCGGTATCCAAGGCGATCGCCAAGGAAACCAAACGCGCCGACCTGGCTGCCGCCAGCTATCTCCAGGAACACCTCGACCAGGAAGCCCGCTATGCCGACCTCAACACCCAGTATCTGGATCTTCGCCGCCGCGCTCCTCTTGTTGTGCCTGGGCCTGTGGTTGTGGCTCCATGCAGCAACACACCCGTGCCCGATGCGCCGGGCCCAGGCAAGCGGCCTGCGCCTGGTGCTGCTGGCGACAGCGGCCCTGTGCTCACTCTTGCTGCTGTCCGCATGTGGAATGGCGCGCTCACCGGTGTTGATGCGCCAGCCGGTGCCTGCGGCTCTGCTGGTGCCTCCGAAAGCGCCGACGCTGCTTGCGCCGAAAGCGCCGGCCTCACGCTCGACGACGCCTGGGACAACCAGGCAACCAATGCCCGAACCTGCGCCGAAGACCGGCAGCGGTTCCAACACCTGATTGACTTTTTAAAAGACGGAAAGTGACGCGCCATGGCGATGGAAAAAGACGAACTCATGCTGCTGGGAAAGATGGACGGCAAGCTCGACAGCATCACCGCCCACCTGGTGCGCCAGGACCAACGCATTGACACGCTGGACGCGCGCATGGAGGAGCGCCACAACTCCATTGACAAGCGCCTGCGCGTGGTCGAGCAGAAGGCGGCCGTGGCAGGTGCCATCAGCGGATCGGCCGTTTCCATCGGCATCGCCCTGGCGATCGAAGGCGCGAAGCAGTGGCTGAGCCGTGGAGGCACCGGACAGTAATGGCCCACGCATCCGAGAAACGCACTCAGCTTCGGGGCCTGTACGTTTACCAGCGCATGGCGATGGAAACCGCCTGCAAGAAGGTGGGCATTCCCCGCAGCACCGCCAACCGCTGGAAGCAGGAAGCCGCCGACAAGGGCGACGACTGGGAAACCGTGCGCGCAGCCGTGGCCCTGGGCGACGACAACTTCAGCACGCTGAGCAAGAAGCTGCTGGAAGACTACCTGGTGCAGCACCAGGCCACCATGGACCAGCTGCGCGACTCCAAGGACATGAGCGCGCGTGATCGGGCCGACACACTGGCCTCCATGAGCGACAGCTTCAACAAGACGATGGCGAGTTTTAAACGCCTGTCGCCGGAGCTGAACAAGCAGGCCATCCAGCTTGACGTGTTGCAGCGCCTGGTCACTTTCGCCCAGGGCCGGTACCCGCAGCACCTGACCGCCATGGTGGAGCTGCTGGAGCCGTTTGGTGAAGAACTCGCCAAGGTGAAGTAGCGCCATGGCCAAGACCAGCAAGGAGTTCCTGGACGGCCTGGCCGCTCTGGCCGATGGCCTGCGCCGCCAGATTGATGCCAACCTGGACGGCTGGGACGTGACGCCCGAGGCGATCGCCGAGCGGCGCCGCAAGGTGTTTGACCCGGTGACCGGCTTCGAGTACTGGGACCGGAACTACTTCCCCCACTACGGCAAGGCCGAGCCCAGCGCGCTGCACCTGTACCTCTACAAACGCCTCCCGGAGATCATCAATTCGCCCACCGGCCAGCGCGATGCCCTGGCAGCACCCCGGGGCGAGGCCAAGTCCACCAAGATCAGCATGAGCTTCGCAGCCTGGTGCGTGGTCACCGAGCAGCTCTGGTACCCGATCATCGTGATGGACGCCTTTGAGCAGGCGGCCGAGATGCTGGAAGCCATCAAGGCCGAGCTGGAGGCCAACCCGCGCATTGGCGGCGACTTCCCCGAGGTGTACGGCCAGGGCAAGGTTTGGCGCGCGGGCGTGATCGTGACGCGCAACGGCCGCAAGATTGAGGCCTTCGGCTCGGCCAAGAAGATTCGGGGCCGCCGCCACGGCGCGCACCGGCCCGACCTGGCGATCATGGACGACATTGAGAACGACGAGAACGTCGCCACACCGGCCCAGCGCGACAAGCTGCAGAAGTTCGTCACAGCCAGCGTGCTCAACCTGGGGCCTCCGGATGACTCCATGCACGCGATCCTGGTGGGCACGGTGTTGCACTATGACTCGGTGTTGGCGCGCTTCCTGAAGAACCCGCTCTGGAACCGCAAGGTGCTCAAGGCCATCATCCAGTGGCCGGAGCGGATGGACCTGTGGGAGCAGTTCGAAGGGCTGCTGCTCAATGCCGACACGCCGCAGGAGGGCGAAGCCGCGGCCATGGCGATGTATCGCGAGCAGCAGGCCGACATGGACCGGGGCGCGGTGGTGAGCTGGCCCGCGCTGCGGCCGATCCACAAGCTGATGATCCGCCGGGCCCGGGAAGGCCATGCCGCGTTCGACAGCGAGCAGCAGAATGACCCGGTGGCGGGCGAGGATGCCCCGTTCAACGCCTCAATACGCTTCTGGGTGAACCGCCTGGCCGAGTGGGTGTTCTATGGCGCGGCGGACCCCAGCCTGGGCAAGGCCGGCAACAGCCGCGACCCGAGCGCCCTGGGCGTGGGTGGCTACAACCGAGAGACCGGCGTCCTGGATGTGGTGGAGGCCAAGATCAAGAAGCGCACCCCCGACCGGATCATCAGCGACATCATTGAGCTGCAGCGCGAGTACTGCTGCATCGTCTGGGGCGTGGAGGCGGTGCAGTTTCAGGAGTTCCTGCGCACCGAGCTGATCAAGCGCAGCGCCCAACTGCACGTGCCGGTACCGGCGCGCGCCCTGATCCCGATCAGCGACAAGCTGCTGCGCATCGAGACCCTGCAGCCGCACATGCACAACGGGCTGATTCGCCTGCACAGCAGCCAGACCACCCTGATCGACCAGTTCCGCCACTTTCCCAAGGCCGACCACGACGACGGCCCCGACATGATCGTGATGCTGTGGATGCTGGCCGTGACGGGCGGCGTGGCGGCAGCGGCCCAGGGTGGCAATACCAGTTCGCAACAGTCCGCCCGGGCGCGCTACGGCCATACGGCCCAGCGCATGTTCCGGCGGGGGTAACCAAGTATCACGCAATGACCGAAGAACAACAAACCCTCTTGATCATCCGGGGCCACATCGTGGGCCTGCCAGAAGCTGACCGCAAGGGCGTGGAGCTGGCCGCGCAAAAACTGCGCGAGGTGGTCACCACGCACAACGATCATGGCCGCCTGGCGCTCGCCCTTGTGGGTGCCGAGCAGGCCGCAGAGGACTGACGCCATGGGATTTTTTGACCGAATGCTTGAAGCGGTGGGCCTCTTGCCCGCAGCCGCCCCAACACCGACACCGACACCGATGCGCGAGGCCGCCTCGGCCCAAGGCTCGGATGAACCAGGATGGCGCCGCCTGAGTGGCGATGGCTTGAGCAGCCAGAACGAACGCGACCTGTCGCCCATGGCCCAGGACCGCATGCAGAAGGTGGCGGAATACCTTTGGCAGAGCAACCTGCTCGCCAACCGCCTGGTGGAGCTGCCGCTGGCTTACCTGCTGGCCGAGGGCGTGACGCTGCAGTGCAAAGATGAGGACCATCAAAAGCTGATCAACGCTTTCTGGTCAGACCCCATCAACAACTGGCCTTTGAAACTCACCCCCCGCGTGCGTGCCCTGGGCCTGCTGGGCGAGCAGTGCTACATCGCCAACGTGCGCGATGGCGACGGCTTCGTGCGCCTGGGCTACCTGGACCCGCGCCAGATCGCCACCGTGGTGACCGACCCCGACAACCCCGAGCAGCCCATTGGCGTGGTGACCAAACGCGACAACCGGGGCAAGCAGCACAAATACCGCGTGATCGTGCTGGGCGAAGACGACGATCTGTTCAGCGCCAACACGGCCCGCATCCGCGCGGAGGACTTCGCGGATGGCGAGTGCCTGCTGTACCAGCTCAACAAATTCCCCAACGGCAGCCGTGGCCGCAGCGACCTGCTGGGGCAGATCGACTGGCTGGACGCCTATGACGAGTTCTTGTTCAACGAACTGGACCGCATTGGCTACTTGCGCGCCTTTGTCTGGGACGTGACGCTGACCGGGGCCGACCCCGAGGCGGTCAAGAAATACGAGAAGGAGTTCACCCCGCCCGCCCCCAACAGCACCTTCGTCCACAACGACAGCGTGAAGCTGGAGGCCAAGGCACCCGACCTGCAGGCGGCCGACACCAGCGAGAGCGCCCGGCTGCTGCGCAACCACGTGCTGGGCGGGAGCACCACGCCAGAGCATTGGTTTGGCGGAGGCGGTGATGTAAACCGGGCCGCCGCATCGGAAATGGGTGAACCCACCTTCAAGATCTACACCGGCCGGCAGAACTTCCTCAAGCTGGCGCTGGAGGAAATCGGGCGCTTTGTGTTGTGGAAGGCCGCCCAGGCCAGCGGGGAGAAGCCCGACTGGGCGGAAGACAAGTGGCAGGTGACGGCGGTGTTCCCCGAGCTGGTGAACAAGGACGTGACCAAGTTCGCCAGCGCGATGCAGGCACTTGTGGGGTCGGTGATCCAGATGATCGACGCCGGTCTGCTGACGCAGGAGACGGCGCTGAAGATCGTGGCCGACGTGGCGCAGCGCTTCGGTCAGGACTTCGACGCCAAGACGGAGCTGGAGGCAGCGCGCAAGGAAGCGGCCGAGCGCAAGGCCAAGAGCCAGGCCGAGGACAGCTTCAACCTCTCGGCGGACGAACGTGCGGCCCTCCAGGCGGGCCGAGCCGCCCCGCCCGCGGCCGCACCTGCTGTGGCCGTTGGCGTGGACGAGGATGGAGCGTGACGCCGGAACAGAAGTCCTTCGAGGCCGCGATCAAGGAGCGCCTGGCCGAGCGCGCCAGGTTGCTGCTGGCCACCGACCAGCGCACGGTGGCTTTGCTGCGCGATGCCCTGGTGCAGATCAACCAGCAGCTCACGGCCCAGCCGGCTGACTGGAAGCTGTGGCAGCTCACCAGGTTGCGCGACCAGTTGGAGACGGTGCTCACCGCCACCGGCACGTTGGCGGGCACTGCCGCCAGCCTGGCGCTGCGCGACGCCTGGCAGTTGGGCGAAGATTTCGTGGACAAGCCACTGGCTGTGGCCGGCTTCAATGTCGAGATGCGCCTGCAGGCTCTGGATGCCCGCGTGCTGGCGGCCATGCGGACCTTCTCTGTGGACCGCATGAAAGACGTGACAGAAGTGGCGGCGGGCAAGATCGCGCAGCAACTGGGCCTGGTGACCATCGGCGGCAAAACGCCCGTTGAAGCGATCAAGTCGGTGGAGGCGATCTTGGGCGAAGAGTCGGCCAAGCGCGCCACCACCATCGTGCACACCGAAGTGAGCCGTGCTTTCGCGGTGGCCAACAACGACCGCCTGGTGCAGGCTTCGCCCATAGTGCCGGGCCTGGGCAAGCAATGGCGGCGCAGCGGCAAGATCCACAGCCGCTGGAACCACGACCTGATGGACGGCCAGGTGGTGGAAGCCGGGAAGCTGTTCAAGGTGCCCAACCCTGGCGGCGGCTTTGACATGATGCAGTGCCCCCATGATCCGGCCGCGCCGGTGGGCCAGGTGATCAACTGCGGATGCATTTCGATTCCATGGATGAAGGGGTGGAAGGTATCGACCCCGGGGGCCAAGCCGTTTACCGAACGCGAGCTGAAGCTGGATGGCCGCAAAGCGGCACTCGACCAGGCAGCGAAACAGGCTGGCAGACGCAAGGAAGGCCCGGCCCGCTAGGAGCGTTTAAACGACCGCGACGCGGCAACCCCTTGGAAATTACCGCCGCCTGGCCTTGGCGGGCGTTTTAAACGGGGTTTAAACGTACTGACAATATTGCGGTTGTCTTTGGTTTGCGTATTGCAAGATCGGATGCGGCCACAAACAATAGCGCTCATCATCCAACGAGGCCAACCATGAAAATCCAATCTGTTGAAAAACTGCGCGAGATCATCCACAAGGAAGTGACCTCGCCGCACCTTCAAATGCTCCACAAAGATGCCTTTGCCCTCGGCTGTTATCTGCACCAGCAGGGCCACAAGGTGGCAGGTCGCAAGATGTGTGGCGAAGTCCTGGCGGCGCTGGGCTATGACAGGCGGAAGACCTATTTCATGGATCTGCTTGACGGCCTGCATGGCAACGAGGTTGCCTATGTTGATGGCATTTGGGCGCACAACGAGATCAACGAGCTGTTCAACCCACACATCCACCGAAGTGGCGTGCTAGGCTAGAAGCCGCTTTTCTGCCTCCACCGGGCCGACTCATGTCGGCCTTAGTTTTTTGTGCCACCACCGGCACAGTCCGCTCCATCGCAACCGCTGCACCCCGCAGCTCATCCACGATGGAGTGATTGATGTCCGACGACAAGACCAAGACCGAAGGCAAGCAGCTCACCGCTGCCGAAGCCGCCAAGCGCGTGAAGCGCACCGTCATCGAGCTGGTGGACGGCAAAAACGATGCCGGCAAGCCCGTCAAGGTGCCTCGCGCCAAAAAGGTGGCTGTCGAGGCTTCCGAGGTGCTGTCCTTCAAGGACTACGGCGCCCACGTCGTCGTCGTGACCAAGGACGGCCAGAAGTTCACCGACGCGGACGAGTAAGCCCGCCATGGGGTTCAAACTCATTCCCGCAGGCCTGGGCTTCGCGCGCCTCACCGAGGCCGTGACCACGGAATACGGCCAGCTCATCGAGCTGCTGCGCCAGGCAGTGCGTGACAAGTTGCGCTTGTCAGCCAATGGCGACTACTACGTGGACGTGCGCGGCATCTGGCCTGACCAGGTGGTGGTGCAGTTCAAGGGTCGGACGTACAGCTACAGCTACACACTCAACGCGGACAACACCGTGGCGTTGGGCGAAGCGGTCGAGGTCGTTGCCAACTTCCAACCGGTGGGCGCTCCCACCCCCGCCACACTTGCCGCTCCTGCAGCTCCGGTGCGTGAAGCCGTCGCGGCCGACGCCACAGCCACTTTTCGCGAAGCCAGCGATGGCTCGATCGAGGTGACGCTGGTTCGTGCCGGGCGCAGCGCCAACAGCAACTACTACCCCGATGCGGTGCTGCGCGAAGGCGCGCCGATGTTCGAGGGCGTGCGTGTCTTCAACAAGACGGACGCCGAGCACATCAAGGGCCAGGGCAAGGCTGTGGACAAGCTGCTGGGCGCCATCTATGGCGTGCGCTTCGTCGAAGGCAAGGGGGTCGACTCGGGCGCTCTGGTGGGCACCTTCAAGCCCATCAACCCGGCCGATCCGGTGGTCACCAAGATGGTCGAGGCCGTCAAGCGCGGCATGCAGAACCTGCTGGGCCTGTCGATCGATGCCACAGCCCGCACCAAGAAGCGCGTTCAGGGAGCCGAACAGCTCCGCGAGGCCGTTCGCTTTTTGAAGGTGGACTCCGTTGACCTGATTGTCGAACCGGGCGCTGGCGGCGGCCTGGATCGTCTTGTCGAAGCCGCCGCCGGACCAACCATCACCAACCCGAAGGAAGAAGCAATGCCTCTCTGGAAGCAACGCATGCTGGAGGCCGTCAAGGCCAAAGACCCGGCGAAGCATGCCGCCATCAACATGGACACCGTCACCGACGACGAAGTGACCCAACTGTACGAAGCCGTGTGCGGCCCGCTGGTGCCCGTTGATGGCACGCGCATGATCGAAGCCAAGGGCGACGACACCCCGCTGACCCGGGCTGATCTGCAGGTGTTCACCCTGCGCGGTGCCGCCCGCGAGCGCATCGCTACCGCCAAGCTGCCCCAGGCGGCCAAGGAGCGCCTGCAGGCGCAGATCGCAGCGGCCGGCGCCGACCGGCTGACCGAAGCGGCCGTGGGCGACCTGATCAAGGCCGAGGGTGAGTACATCGCCCGCATGACCGAGAGCGGCGCGGTGCGCGTGCCCGACTTCGTGCGTGGCACGAGCTCGGAGCAAGACCGCCCGACCATGATCCGCGACATGCTGGACGCGTTCTTTGATCCGGTCCACAAGGAGCACCGCAACGTGCAGTCGCTGCGCGAGTGCTACATCGAGATCACGGGCGACCGCCGCGTGACCGGGCAGATGCGCGAGTGCGACCAGGGCCGCATGGCCGAGAGCCTGGGTGTGATGCGCGAGTCCATCGCGAGCACCACCTTTGGCGACGCGCTGGGCGACAGCATCACTCGACGCATGCAGGCCGTGTACACCGGTCTGACGAACCTGGACAGTTGGAAGAAGGTGGCCACCTGGGGCCCGGTGAACGACTTCCGCACTCAGGAACGCGTGCGCATCGGCGGCTACGGCAACCTGCCCGCTGTGGCACAGGGGGACCCCTATGCTGCGCTGACATCGCCTGGCGACGACAAGGCTACCTACGCGGTGACCAAGCGTGGCGGCACCGAAGACGTGACGCTGGAAGCGATCAAGAACGACGACGTGCAGGCGCTGCGCCGTATCCCCGTCGAGCTGGCCTTGGCTGCGAAGAACACGCTGTATGAGTTCGTGTTCGACTTCTTCCGCAGCAATCCGACGATCCACGACGCCAAGGCGCTGTACCACGCGGACCATGCCAACCTCTTCACAGTTGCGTTGTCGGCCGCAGAGTTTGCGGCACACCGCCTGGCGATGCTCAAGCAGACCCGCACGGGCAGCGGCAAGCGCCTGGCCACCGGCCCGGCCTCCATCCTGGTGCCGTTTGAGCTGCAGGAGCTGGCGTTCAACTTGTTTGTGCGCAACCAGAACCTGGACAAGACCTTCGTTCAGACGATCAACCCGGACGTGATTCCGGTGGACTACTGGACCGACGCCACCGACTGGTGCACGGTCGCCAGCCCGACCGTGCTGCCGGTGCTGGAGATCGGCTTCCTGGACGGTCGAGAGGATCCGGAGCTGTTCGTGCAGGACACGCCGAATCAGGGCTCCATGTTCAGCAACGACAAGCTGACCTACAAGATCCGCCACATCTACGGCGGCGCCGTGCTGGTGGACGGCGAGAAGGGCACCACCAAGGCCGTTGTGGCCTGACGTACTGGACTCATCCAGGAGCGATGTGCGCACACGGCAGTGGCCCGCGCAAGGGGGGCGGCTCTCCCCAGTGAAACAGCCCGGCCCGCCCCGCAAGGGGTGGGTTGTCAAAGGCCCCACACCCGGAGCCTTTGGCAACCCAGCCGACTTTTAAACACCAACCGAACCCATGGCCCTGGCCGACTTCCAAGCCCTGCTCAGTGACCTCGCGCGCGACCAGGGCGAGGTGCTCAATACAGATACGCGCGCCCGCGCGCTGGAAGCGGCGCGCCTGCAGTACAGCGCGGACCGGCCGCGACTCATGGTGGACGACGTGATGTTCGCGGCGAACTCCCTGGCCCCGGTGCCGCCGGGATGGACGGAAAGCGCGTGGGTCAAGCAGGCCGAGTACCCGATCGGCCGCGACCCGATGTCGCTGATCGACGTGGCGGCCTACATGTCGCCGGAAGGCTGGCAGCTCATGGCGGCCACATTCGTGCCGGTGGGCGACACGGTGCGCGTGACGTTCATGGCCGAACACGAACTGTCGGCTACGGCGGACACCGTGCCCGTGATGCACCGCCTGGCGGTGGCGCAGTATGCGGCGCACCTGCTCTGCCACCAGCTGGCCACCTACTACAGCGCGCAGCGCGAGACCATGCTGGGCTCGGACGCCAGCATGACCGAGACGCGGGCGCGCGAGTTCGCCGCACGCTCCAAGGAGCTGCGCTCGGCCTACTACGTGGGCATTGGCCTGGCCGACCCCTTCAAGGCCACGGGCGGTGGCAGCGCGCCCGGGTCTGCGGCTGCGGGCGTGGTGAGCTGGCCCAGCCGCAACCCGCGCCACCGCCTGGTGCAGCGAGGTGGGCTGTGAGCTTGACCATCAGCATCTCCGGGTTGCAGGCGATCGCGCGGGGCCTGGCCCAGGCGCCGGCGTACACCCGCCAGGTGCTACTCGAAGCCATGACCGAGGCCACGCTGCTGGCACAGCGGGAGTGGCAGGAGAACCTGCCTCGCGTCTCGGGCCTGACGGCATCGAGCATCACGAGCGACACATTCAGCACGCCGGTCGGGGTATTGGGTGTTGTGGCCAGCAGCCAGCCCAGCGCCCTCTTCCTGGAGCTGGGCACCAAGCCGCACATGCCGCCCGTGGAGGCGATGGTGCCCTGGGTGAAGGCGGTGCTGGGCATCACCGACCCCAAAGAGGTCAAGCGCGTGGCATTCCTGGTGGCGCGCAAGATCGCCAAGAAGGGCACCCCAGCGCAGCGGCCCATGGGGCGGGCGGTGGAGTCCACCACGGGCCAGATCGTGGCGATGTTTGAACGGGCTGCCGGGCGCATTGCCGACTTCATGGTTGGGGGCGGCGCAGCATGAGCACGCCATCCACCCTGGCCGCCACGCGCACCGCGCTGCAGGCCCTGCTGAGCGCAGTACCCGCTGCGGGCATGGTGCACCCATGCGAGCGCTACGCCAGCAGCGAGCAGGGGTTTAAACAGGCCTACCAGTACACGCACGCCGACCCGACCGCGGACGACTTCGCGGCGGAGCCGCACATCCGGGGCTGGTACATCCGGCGCACGGGGACCGCTGAGACGACCAGCAACGGCCAAATCCTGAACGAACACACCTGGCTGGTGCGCGGCTACCTGTCGTTTAAAGACGCGATCAGCAGCGAGCTGATCTTTGACGAGCTGGTCGAGCGCATGCGCGATGCCGTGCGCGTGGACAACTCGCTGGGCCTGCCCGGCCTGATCGGCGCCGGCCCATTCCAGGAGCGCGGTGTGCAGGTGGCCAACGCTGGCCCGGTGATCTTCGCCGGGCTGCTGTGCCACAGCGCCGCACTGGAGTTCAAGACCAACAACTGGGTCGAATGGAGAAAGCGATGAGCACACAACCCCCGAAAAAGCAGCCGACCAGGCGGCGCGCCAAGACGCCCGCCATGGAGCGCGTGAGGCTCGACCGCGAGCACACGCACCTGGGCAAGAAGCACCCGCCTGGAGCCGAGATCTCGGTGCACCCCGAAACCGCCCGCTGGCTGCGCGATGCCGGCGTCGTATCACCCACCACCACCCACATCAGCAACAAGGATTGACCCATGAGTTCGCAAAATATCATCAAGCGCGTTTTCGAGCCGACCGCCTTGGTCGGCCAGGTATCTGCCCGCAAGTACGGCACGACGGGGAGCTTCTTCCCCATCGGCAACGTGCTGAAGCTGGAGCTGACGCATGCCGAAAGCGAAGAGACGCAGCCGAACATGACGCGACGGGGCGGTGGTGCCTACGCTTCTCTGCGCCGCGTCACTGCCGCTCAGATCGAGATGCAGCTGGCTGATTCGAACGTGACCAACGTTGCCCGCGCCTGCCAGGCTGCGGTGCATGGTGTGGAGAGCGGATCGGTGGCGGCGGAGCAGCACACGGTGCAACTGGGCGGCAAGCTGCGCACCGCTCACATGGACATCACGAACGTCCGTGTTTACAAGGGCGCTGCGCCTGGAACCGCGACCGTGACCGACGAAGAGCACCTGGACGTGGACAAGGGCGATCTGATCACGCTGGAGAACAGCGATGTCTCGAACGTCGTCGTTAAAACGGGTGCCGACTTGGGCTCGGCCACCGAGCTCACGGCGGCCGGCAACTACACCGTGGTCAACGGCGGCAGCCAGATCCAGGTGGCGGCCGACGCGCCGGGTGTCACGAACGGACAGGCCTTCTGGGTCAGCTACCAACACCCGACCGGTGACCTGGTGGCGGCTGCTGGCAACTATGAAGTGGACACGGCCAGTGTGTATGTGTACCCCGAGGCAGCCGGCCTTGCTGAAGACGACACGGTGTTCCTGGCCTACGACTACGGCAGCTATGCGGTCATCGAAGCGTTGACCGCCGAGGCGGCAGAGCTGGAGCTCATGTTTGAAGGGCTGAACGAGACGGGAACGAAAAAGCCCTCTGTCGTGGACATCTGGCGCGTGAGCCAAGGCGTGGCATCGAGCATCGCGCTGCTGGCCGAGAAGGGATTTTCCACGCTGCCTGTCAAGGGCACCCTGGTGGAAGACCCCACGAAGACGGGTGAAGACACCAGCAAGTTCTATCGGGTGCGCAAGGCCTGACCTTCAATCTTTCCCTCCAGAAGCAGCTAAGGCCGACTTATGTCGGCCTTAGCTTTTTGTGCTTGGCGAGAGACAGTCACTTCATCGGTGCGAGAGGACTGTCCACGCGGAAAGCACAAGGGTCAGCAAGCCCATGCCAAAGCCCAACACACCCAGAGCCATGCCCAGGCCGACAGCACCGCCAGCAGCGGCCAGGAAGGCCAGACACAGCAACAGCAAGGTCAACTTGTACATAGAAATCATGTTACCCCATGGCGACTGAAAAGGTTGAGATACGCATTGACGCCACGGACAAGGCCTCGCCTGTTCTGAAGGGCGTGGCGTCGTCGATGGGGTCCATCGATCCAGCAGCCAAGCGCGCGGGCGCAGCTGCCGACCCGGTGCTGGACAGCCTGCAGCGCCGGGGCGCCAAAGCTGCAGACGGCATCAAGAGCATCTCTGAGCAGCTGGCCTTCGTTCAAAAAGCTGTGGTGCTGTTTCAGGGCGGTAACGTTCTGACCAGCCTGATCAAGGACGTGGCCGAAACGGCTGATGAGTACGCCAATCTGGCCGCGCGGATCAAGCTGGCCACCGGGGAAGGGGAAGCGTTTGATCGGGCGATGGAGGGTGTCACCGACATCGCCCTGCGAACCAACAGCAGTCTGCAGAACACCGGGAACCTGTTTGCTCGGCTCACCGACGCTGGCAAGAACGCAGGCCAGAGCGCCCAAGAGGCGCAGGCGCAGGCGCTGTCTCTGACCGAGTCGATCAACCAGGCGGTGCAGCTGTCGGGTGCCAGCGCCCAGGCCAGCGATGCAGCGGTCGTGCAGCTCATCCAGGGCCTGCAGAGCGGGCTGCTGCGGGGCGAAGAATTCAATTCGATGATGGAGCAGTCCCCCAGGCTTGCAAAAGCTCTGGCGGACGGGCTCGGTGTCACCACCGGCGAACTGCGCAAGATGGCCAACGAAGGCCGTCTGACCACAGAGGTGGTCACCACCGCTCTCAAGAGCCAGGCGGACACGCTCAAAGGTGAGTTTGAGACGCTGCCCCCGACCGTGGGCCGAGCGCTTCAAAACCTGTCCACCAGCTGGACGATCTATGTCGGAGAAGCCGACAAGGCCACAGGGGCGAGCAAGCTGGCGGCCGGGGCGATCGGCGCTCTGGCAGAGAACCTTGATACGGTGGCCGGCTACCTGATCGACGCCGGCCAGGCGGCGGCAGCTTTTGCGGCCCTGAGACTCGCTCAGACCTTCCTGGGTATTGGCGCAGCGGCAGCGACATCTGCCACGGCCATCGCGGCCAACACGGCGGCCATGACGGCGGCCAACGCCGCCAGCGCTGGTGCTGCAGCTGGTATTGGACGGTTCGCCGCAATCCTTGGGAGCCTCAAGACCTTTACGCTCCTGGGCATCTTGACGAACATCCAGGACATTGGCACCTGGATCGGTGAATCGGCGGCGAAGCTGGCCGGGTACAAAGACCTTACTGAAGAGTTGGCGCAGGCTGATCGCGCGCGCGCTCAAGTGGCCGAAGAGAACCGGCGCATCGCTGACGCACAGACCGCGGCCAACAGGGCAGCCATCGAAGCCCAGTTCCAGCTGAGCGCCGCGGCCAGGAGTTCGCTGGCGGTCTTTGATGACATGTTGCGCAGCGGCAAATCGGTCGCTGAAGCCGTGGCAGAGATCGGGAAGGACTTTGACCTGGCCAGCCAGCCGGGTATTGCGAACGCGGCAGCGGTGCTCGACAAGCTGCAGGCTGACGGGAAGATCAGCGCTGAGCAATTCAAACAGGCCTGGGTCGACGCGCTCAAGGGTGAAGACCTGGTGGCCTTTGAAGTCAAGGCGAAGGCGGCGCTGGATGGAACGGCCCGCGAGTCTGAGCGGGTCGCCGCCATCATGGACGCCACGCTGCGTGAGGCGATTCGCCGGAGCGGAGAGGACTTCGATGCGCTCGCCGGGGGAATGAGCAAAGCAGCTCGCAGCGCCATCAACGACACAGACACCATCATTGCGAGCCTGGACCAGCTCAAGACCCAAGGCGTGGACGTTGGCAGGGCACTGGAGGCCAGTCTTTCCAAGGCGATCAAGACCGCCGACAGCCAGGCAGCCATCACTGCGCTGCGAGATCGCGTGGAGCAACTGCGCAGTACGCTGGGCAACCAGGTGGCCAATGGGCTGTTGTCACAGATTGAAGACCAGGCCAAAAAGGCAACGGGAGCTTTGAGTGGGCTCGATGGTGCACTCAAGAAGCTGGGCATCACCAGCGACACCGAGCTGAAGAAGGCTGCGACCGACACCCGAGCGCTCTATGAAGAAGTGGTCAAAACGGGTGGCAGTGCGCGTGAACAGGCGCAGGCATTCGAGAAGATGGCCAACGCGGCGATCGCGTCGGGTGATTCTGCTGCTCTGGCGTTCGCAAAGAGCCAGGCTGCTGTGCGTGGGTTCGAAGTCACCACCGACTCGGCCGGGAAGACCATTGTTCGCAGCATGAACGATGCCGCCGACGCCACCCGTGGTGCGGGCGATGCGGCCAATGGTGCGGCAGGTGGCTATCGGAACATGGCCCAGAGCGCGGAACAAGCTGCAGAGTCGGCAAAGAAGCTTGCGGAGATCAACGCAAGATACGAAAGCCCACTGGGGCCAGACAAATACGCCAGACCAGAGGGCGGCTCGGTCACGGGCAACACCCGCGAAGAGCGCTTGGCTGGTCAGAACGCCGTAGACAACTCGTTGCTGTTCGAACTCGAAGCCAAGCTCAAGCGCGGCGCACTGACCGAGGCTGACAACGCTGACATCCGCGCAGCGATCGCGGCCCTGGAGCAAAACGAGCAGATCGACAGGGATGTTGACCGCATGAACCCCGGAGGGTTCTCGCTGGAGGGCATGGCCGACCGAGCGAAGTGGCGCGCCGTGCGCCAGCAGCTGGAGCAACAGTTGGCGAACACGGCCGTGGGCGCGGGTGGCAGCAGCGGTCAGGGCGGCGCTGGCCAGGGCGGCGGAAACAACACCACACACAACGTCAAGGTCGATCTGGGTGGTGGTCGCAAACGATCCTTCAGGGCCGCCAGTGCCGACGACGCGGCAGCAGCCGCCGCAATGCTGAAAGAACTGGAAAACGCGGCTGGGAGATCGTCGAGATGATCACCCTCACCTACAACGGCACCACCGCTCACCTGGGTGATCGGCTCATCTGGCTGGATGAGTTCGGCCAGTCTCCCGTCAAGCAAGTCACCGGGCCCGGCACCACCGGCGCGTTGCTGGTGCACGTGGGCGTGCGCTTGGCTGGCCGCCAGATCACGCTCGATGGCGTGGATTCCAAGGCGTGGATCACGCGATCTCTGTGCGAGTCGCTTGAGCTGTGGGCGGCACTGCCGGGCATCAAGCTGACGCTGGTGCTGCGTGGCGTATCGCGCCAGGTCATGTTCGATCACGAGCAGGGCGGCTTCGAGGCCACACCGGTCTGGCTCCTGGCCGACGGCGAGCAAACGCCCGACGAGTACTTCCTGCCGGTCTTCCGGTTTCTCACCACCGATGCTTTTTAAAGGAGATGCGATGAGCGATCCATCTACTCATTCTGCGGCGGCGTCGTCCGCCTTCGCCCGCGCTGCGCTGACCGCGCTGTGGCAGCGCAGCGGCAGGGCGTGGGAAGCCCTGCGCGCCAAGGTCTTTGTCTGGCGCAACACCGGCAACCGGTCAGCGGCTACGGCCTTGGCCTGGGTCGCGCTGGCAGCTGTCGTGCTCGCGGTCGTGCTGCTCAACACCTGCAGCGATGCACCTGACCTGGCGCAAAGACCCAGCGCCGTGCAGCCCGCCGCGGTGCGGATCAATCCGTTGGCCGAGCTCGTGGACCGCATCGACACGCTCGATGACCAGGTGGCCGAGCTGAGCGACCAGGTGGCAGCGCTTGAGGATCAGCGGCAAGCCAGCAACCGTTCGACCCCACGCCCCGCAGCCGCCAGTCACACAACGGCCAGCCAGCCGGCGCAACAGCAGCCAGGCGCCGCGTGGTTAACGCCCACCGATCTCGACCGCTCTCTCTCGAAATTCTCGCAATCCCTTCAGGAGCCCACGAAATGACACACACACGCCGCCTCGCCATTCGCATCGGTCTGATCGCCCTCACCACGCTGGCCCTCTCCGCGTGCGAGACCAACCCCGCCAAGCCGCAGCCGGCGGCCGCCGTGCCGCCCCTGCTGCCCGCCCAGGCCGCCCCGGTGTCGCTGGTGGAGATGCAGCACCAGCTGGACCTGAAGGCCATGGATCTGGAAAACACCAAGACCATGGCCCTGATCAAGTTCGCCGACCAGTCCGGCAGCGACTTCGCCAAGGGCCTGGTCAGTGGCATGCTGGGCAAAAGCGGCGCAGCCAGCCCGCCAGCCACCGCCCAGCGCGCATCGTTCGCGCAGATGGCGATGCAGCAGCAGGCGCAGGCGGCCGACATCGATATCCGCAAGGCCGAGCTGGCCGAGCGCACCAGCTGGTTTAACAAAGGCCTGAAGGTGACTGACCGGGTGCTGGGCTTCAAGATGTTCAGCAAGGGGCTTGACCAGGAGCGCTACCGCATCGACCAGTCCAACAGCCAGCAGCGCTACCTGTTCGGCACGCTACGCGGCACTCAGCAAGACGCGTACGACTTCTCCCAGAGCGCCTACAGCCTGGGCGCCGACGCAACGCTGGGCGGCGTAGCAGCCGGCCGCCTGCCGCCCCCGGCCGCGCCTGCCGAACCCGCGCCAGCACCAGCACCTGCAACCCCTGCCGAGTAAGCGCGATGACCATTCTCCTGAATGACCTGAAAGTGCGCGCCAGCCAGGTCATGGCTGACGTACCGGAGGGCGGCGGCGGGCCATCGGCGACGACCATCGAATACGGGGACTCGAACACCATCTTCGACGACGTTTCGACCCTAGCCCGAACGGTCGGCGAGGTGTCCATCCGCCAGTTGCACATGCACGTGGACACGCCGAATACCGACCGTCTGCTCGGCTCCTATGCCATCGTGGCCAAGCCGCCGTCCGATCCCAATGTCGAGATCACGCTGGCCGAGTGCGCGCCCTTCGCGCGCCGCAGCGAGATCGCCACGGCCATCGCGGACTACCTGATCCGCGGCACACAGTGGCCCGGATTCCTGCTGGAAAACCACGTCCAGAACCAAAACAACATCCAGATTTTTCAGCGGGTCGGCCAGCCGGTGCCAACCATCGGCCGCACGCTCGTGCTGGTGGTCAATGAGGGCTTGGGCACCGAGGCTCTGCAGTACGTGCGCATCATCGAAGTGGAGGCTGTGAATCGGACCTTCACGGACACGCAGGGTGACTACCCGGCCCAGGTGGTCAAGTGCTCGCTGCAGAGCGGCCTGACGCAGGCGTTTCCAGGCACATCGCCCAACCGCCTGTTCACAGTGGGCGCTGGCAAGACCACGCTGCGCGACACCTCCGAGGCCGACGCCGCGAACTACTACGGCAGCTCGCGCACCCTGGCCGCGCACACGATCGGCGAGACGTCGATCAAGGTCGACAGCATCTACAGCCAGCTCGTACCCAGCAGCAGCACGCCGGTGAGCACGCTCGACCAGCGCCCCGCCGCCGTGCGCAGCCTCACGCTGGCCACCGCGCCGCGCCAGGTCGACGTGTCCGCCGCGCCGCACGCCCGCCGTATCAAGATCAGCCAGGAAAACCGCATCAGCGCCTACATCGGCCAGATGGTTCCACCGCCCGAGCCCAACACCTGCGTGTGGACCTGGGTGAGCCTGGGCAACCGCTACAGCGCCATGGACAACGGCGACGGCACCATCAGCGGCAACGGCGCCGTGGGTACTGTGAACTCCACCACCGGCAGCTGGTCGATCAGCCTGCCGGCCCTGCCCGACATCGGCAGCGCCGTGGTGAGCCAGTGGGGCGCGCGCATCGCCTACACCAACCGCTCCACGCAGGGCGCTGCAGTTCGCGCCCCTGAATATTCTTGGGTGCTCGATGGCGGCCCCCTCGACATGGTCGAGCCTGCCACCCTGGTCATCGGCTACACCAGCGGCGGCACCGTGCGCACCTGCACTGCGGCGGCCAACGGCACGATCAGCGGCGACGGCACCGGCCACATCGACCACCCCAGCCGCACCGTGGTGCTGACCCCGGCCTACATGATCGACCCCGGCGGCGAATTCGACTGCCAATACGACACCACCACGCTACAGCGCGAGATTCTCACCCCCGGCACGCCGGATGTCGGCGGGTTTATCACGGTGCCATTCGCCCAGCAGCCCACTGCCGGCACGCTGCGCATCAGCTGGGCCACCGCGCAAGAGGTGAGCCAGACCAGTGGCGGCACGCTCTCCACCACCAAGGCCAACAGCACCACGACCACCACGACCACCTCCGCGCCCCGTGTGACCCTGGAGAGCTACCAGAGCACGGTAGACAGCGTGCTGGGCGCGGGCAGTCTGGGCACCACCTGGCCCATCCCCTCTGCCTGACACCCGAGACCACAACATGCCAACCGTCTACGACTACAGCACGCCCGTCACCCGTCGCAAAGACAGCGGGAGCAGCGTCTACACCACCGAAAGCGCTCGGATCGACGCCACACGCCTGATCACGCTGCACAGCCTCAGCGACGATGGTGCTGGCGCCTTCGTCGGAGGCCTGGGCACGGTGGACTATGTCGGCAAAATCGCCAGCCTAAAAGTGGTCTCGTTCGACCGCTTGACCACCAGCTACAAGAGCGACTACGAGAACGCGTCCGAGTTCACCGCCACCACCAGCGGCGCCGGCTCGTCTTCGGGCTCCACCAGCCAGGAGGGCGGCGAATACGGCACCACCAGCGTGGGCGAGCAGGTGCTGGCCGGATCCAGTGTGGTGGCGTCCTACAAAGTGGGCTCGCCCACGCCCACCGCGCGCTCCACGGCCTACGCGCCGCCCGAGGTCGTCATCGACCTTTGCCGCTATACCACCGACCGCATCGTGCCCAACAGCGTGCGTTTCGTCTGGATGGGCGAGACCTATGAAGACCAGGACGGTGTGATCTACCGCCGCACGGGCTCGGGCAACGGCGTGGCTTCGGGCTCCATCGACTACATGGCCGGCATCGCCAAGATGACCGACTACGTGGTCAGCGGCTCGCCCACCGCGTTCACACTGCAGAGCCTCTGGACCAGCAAAGAAGCCTGGCGCACCGCCAGCGTGTTTTTCATGACCAGCACGTCGCCGATCGTTCCAGGCCAGATCACCATCACCCTACTCGACGTGGCAGGCAACGCCATCAACGTGAGCTGCGACCTCAACGGCAACCTCAGCGGCCCGCACGCCGTGGGCAAGATCAATTTCCAGAGCGGACTGGGTGAGCTGCAGTTCGGCGACTTCGTCACCGACAGCACCCTCACCGCCGCCGACAAGGCCGAATGGTGGTACGACCCGGCCGACGTGGGCGCGGTGGAGGCGGGCAAGATCTGGCGCCCCTGGCCGGTGGACCCGGCCAGCCTACGCATCAACACCACGAGCAGCTTCTATTTGCCTGTGGACCCTGAAATCGCAGGACTCGACCCGGTGCGCTTGCCCCAAGACGGCCGCGTACCGAAGCACCGAAAGGGCCGCGTCATCATCATTGGCCACAACGCCACCTTGGAACCAGCCACCTACGCGGCCAACGACGTGATCGACCTCGGCCGCGAGCGTGTCACCCACGTCTGGCTGTTCGACGCCAACGGTGCGCTGATCGACACCGGTTTCGAGGCCACTGAGGCCGATCTCAACGCCGGCCAGGTGCGCGTGATCGATGTGACGGGCTGGGCGCAGCCGGTCACCGTTGAGCACCGCATTCAGGAGATGCGGCAGACGATGGACCTGCAGATCGACGGCACGATGCAGCTCAATTTCGGGCTGAGCTACAACTTCCCGGCGGGCTCGGTGGTCAGCAGCGCGCTGCTGTGGGGCAACACCTTCGCGCGTTTCGTGGGCGTTTGGGATCAGCAGAGCTGGAATGGCATCACCTGGGCCGACAGCACGCAGGGAAACGAAGCGCCGGCGACCTACAACATCGCCGCCAACCCCATCATCGTCGCCAACGCCGGCGCGCTTTCCGAGCGCTACGCCTGGCGCTACAAAGACACCGAGAACTTCGATTTCATCGGCGAGTTCAGCGGCTTCATGGGCACGGGCTCCAAGAACGTAGACCACACCCCAGGAAATCCGTTTGACCCAGCCACCCGGCTGCTGGAGCTCAAGGCCGCAGGCTGGGGCGGAGGCTGGGCCGCGGGCAATGTGTTGTTCGGCAAGATGGTCGCGGCCATGCAGTCGTTCGCCCTCATCCGCACGGTGCAGCCGAGCGTGGCGCCGGGCACCGACTATTCGTTTGACCTTTTGACCGGCGGTGACGTGGACCGCCCACCGAGTGCACCATGAGCAAGCTTGTAAAACCCTTTGTTTCTGCGCTGCAGCCCGTACTTCCAATGGTCGCTGGGGTGGCCGGCAGCATGCTTAGCGCGCTTCGCATCGTGCTGGTGACTGGCGGGGCTGCCACAAACGTCCAGACACTGACTGTTGCCAGCGGTGTAGCCACGGCCACGTATGCGGCAGCGCATTCTTATATTGTTGGCAGCGTCATTGGTCTGTCTGGGGCAGATCAGTCTGTTTTTAATGATGAGTTTCGAGTGGCGTCCGTGCCGACGCCGAACTCCATCACGTTTCCGGTGGGCGCGCCTGATGGGGCTGCGACTGGAAGCATCATCTGCGCGCTCGCCTCGGCTGGATGGGAGGAGGTTTTTACGGACGGCAACGTCGCGGTATTCCGTCCAACGCACGTTGAGTCCAGCCGACTGTTCGTGCGTGTTGACGATTCTGGGACGATCGACGCACGGATCGTGTGCTACGAGTCCATGAGTGATGCCCACACCGGCGTGAATCCGTTCCCGACATCGGCGCAGATGTCCGGTGGTCTCTACTGGGGCAAGAGTCGTGACTCTGCTGCCCACCACTGGGTCGCTTTTGCTGACCATCGCGGACTTTATTTCGGCGTTGAGTACACGGCTTCCAGCGTTCGGTACAACCTCAATTTGGTGGGTGAAATTGCCCCCTACAAATCTGGGGATGGGTGGAGCTGGATCATCACTGGCCGCCGGATGGTCGCGAATTCAACTTCAATAAGCCGCGACGGGTCTGTGGGGGATTCCAACACAGTGACGGCAAACAGCATGTATCTGGCCCGCAGCCTTGACGCAACACCATCGCCCGTGCCTGCATATGGGAGCGGCGCAGGGAAAAATTCAGCCAACAGCTTCTCTTACAGCGGTTCTGCAACCTACTCGACGGTGAGCGTCTACCCAAACCCGGCTAATGCAGGACTTCTATTGTGCGCCGTAGAAGTTATCGACACTGCCGGCGTACGCGGGCTCTTCCCTGGGGTTCTACACGCGAGACAGGATCTGAACTCTGCCGGCTTCACCACTGGATTGGTTCTTACCCCCACCGAAGATCTGGCCGGTAAAAAGCTGATGTCTGTCGAGATCGGGAATTCCTATTCCACCGCATCAAACACCAGCGGCCGCATGTTCATGGATATTTCTGGCACGTGGAGTCGGTAGCATGGTTTCCGTCATCATCTCGCCTATTTTTAACGCCAGCGATGCAGAGTTCGGTGGCGCAGACACGCTGCATGGAGTCGTCAAGCGCAGGGTCGGTGGAGTGGACGTGCCCCAGTACGCCCGCATCACATTGTTGAGATTACCGGACAAGAAACTTGCGCGCCAGACCTGGAGTGACGCGTCGTCGGGTGCATTTAGCTTTCCGCGAATCGAAGTGGAACGGAGCAGGTATATCGCGCTGGCTGAGTTTCCGGCAAACCCTGGCGACCCCTCTGAGGAGGACTACCTCCGCCCAGTGGCCGGCGTGTCTCTACTCCGGGGTGAAGCGTGATCTCTCTGGGGACAGGCGTGCTGGCCACGGCTCAGCTATCGGCGACCCTCGCCCGGTTGAATAACGGCGCCAGCACCCCAAGAGTGCATGTGTATAGCACCGCGATTCCGACTGTTCCAGGCGCTCACAGCGACACGCCTATGGCCACAGTGCTGCTGCCCATGCCGGCGGGCGCCATCATTGGCTCCTCGTTGGTGCTTGCGCCAGCTGATCCTGCGCTGGTGATCACGGCGGGCACCCCGCGCTGGGCCGAGCTGATTGCCGCCGATGGCGTGCTTCTGCACGTCGGAGACGTGACCGATGCCGCGCACGACGGCTTCTGGCGCGTCAGTGGCTCCGATACGCCTGAGGGCGAAACGTCGCCCCCGTTTCAGGCCGGTGGGCTGATCTCGCTCGGCTTGGTCGTGCTCACTTAATGGGTGGTGACGTGTGGCCATCAACCCCTTCGACCTTGTATTCCGGCCAGATGATCGGGCGCCGCTGGAGCTCGTCTTCGGAGACGAATCGACTGGTGGTATTCCCGACTACTCGATATCTGCTAGCGGACAGGTCACCGGCCTGCAGCGCGCATCTGCCGAGCTGGTCTTTGACGTCAACGTGGCCCGCCCGCTGCTCGCGCGGCGAAGCGGCGCATGGCAAGATGGCCAGCCCGCCAGCGTTGGGCTGCGCAGCGCATGGCAAGACTCAAATCAGCTCACGAGCACAGCTCGCGTTGTTAGCGAGCCCGGCCGTCCCATGTCAGGAGTGCAGCGCAGCCACTGGCAGAGTGCGCTGGAACTCACCGCTGTCGTCCGCGCAGTCGAGCAGCCAGGCCTGCCAGTGGCCCACGTCGTGCAATCGCGCTTTGAGCAAGCCCGCGCCCTGGCCCTGGCCGCCCGCAGCCATTTCCAGCGCGGCGAGCCGGTCGGCGTCGCCGTCAAAAGCGAGTTTCAAGAAGTCATCCGCCTGTTGCCCGTCATCCGCGGGCGCTTCCAGCCTGGCGTGCACCTGGTCACGCTGCGGCACGAAGACATGCAGACCGGCCTGCCGCTGCTGCGCACCTGGCGCCCGCGATTCCAGCAGGCCCAGTACCCGCTACCCGGCGGCCAGCCTCCCCGGCCCGAGCCGCCGGGTCGTGATGACTGGTGCTACGTCCCGACCGAGCCGATCGAGCTGCTGTTCCGGCCCGACGGCCGCGCACCGCTGGAGCTGCTTTTCGAGTGCGACCGCCATCCCGGCCCGCCGCCCGCTCCCGGGCCGATCGTCATTCCTGTCCGGAGCTGCTACATGGTTCACAACAGCGTAACCCTCTACCGGCTCCCGGCCGGCACCGAGTTCGAGGCGACCGGCTTCACCCTGGACATCGACGCCGACAGCTGGACATTCGGCTGGTCGGCGTCTCTGCACCACAGTGCCCGCGCGCACCTGGCGCGCACCACGCCGCGCGAGTTCGTCGAGGTGGAGTGCGTGGTCAACGGCCAGCATCTGATCCTGACCATCGACCCGGGCGGTATCAGCCGCGATCGCAGCTTTCCCGAGGACCGCGTCGCAGTCCGCGGCCGAGGCCGAGCGGCCTGGCTCGATGGACCGCAGTTTTCGTTCGGCAACACAGCGCCCCGCACGGCGCAGCAGCTCATGGCCGACGTGCTCACGGTCAACGGTGTATCGCTGGGCTGGACGGTGGATTGGCAGATCGAGGACTGGTTGATCGGGGCCAACATCTGGATGTTCCAGGGCTCGTATATCGCGGCGCTGCAGGACATCGCTGGTGCCGTCGGGGCCTACATCCAACCTCATCTGACGGACAAGGTGCTGCGCGTGCTGCCGCGCTATCCAGTCGCGCCGTGGCACTGGGCGACCGACCTGACGCCCGACATCGTGTTGCCGGTCGAGGTGACCAGCGTTGAAAACATCGATGAGGTGATCCGCCCCGATTTCAACCAGATTCATCTGGGCGGGGTCCTGCCACCGGCGGTGTTCGGCCCCTTCACGCGCACCGGCACGGCGGGCGATCAGGAGGCCCCCCAGGTGCTGCATCCGCTGATCACGGCCGCAGAGGCGCACCGACAGCGCGGCCTGGCCGAGCTGTCTAATACCGGCCTGCAGGAGCACGTCACGGTGCAGACGATGCTGCTGCCCGAGACCGGGATCATCATGCCGGGCACTGTGGTGAGCTACGTGAGCGATGACCGCACGCGTCTGGGCATCGTGCGGCGCAATGGCCTGGGGATGCAGGAGTGGCCTGTCATGCACCAGAGGCTAGGAGTGGAAACCCATGTCATTGACTAACCCCTACGCCAGGTGGCTGGCGCTGCAGCCTCCGAAACGTCGGCAGGTCGGCACAGTGCTGGCCATGGAGGGCGGAGTTGCCACCATCGAGCTGCCCAGCGGAGGCCGTCTGCAGGCTGTTGGGCAAGCGAGCGTGGGAGACCGAGTTTTTGTCCGCGATGGATTGATCGAGGGCGAGGCACCGAACCTGACCTACATCTCGGCCGAGGTATAGCGGGGGCGGAAAAAAGACGGGCGACCTGACCCGGTGCGTCAACACCTGGTCAAGCCCCCGAACCTGCAGGATGAGCTGCAAGCCAGGCGAAGACCCGCCACTCTCGCGAGAGCAGGTTGAGCCTACCAGTTTTTAAACGCTCAAAAGGCTTGCAATGACGGAATTTAAAGCGGCACCCTTGGTGCCATGGATTGGCGGAAAACGCCGCCTCGTGAAACACATCCTGCCCATGTTCCCGGGGCACACCTGCTACGTCGAACCGTTCTGTGGGGCAGCAGCGCTCTACTTCTCCAAGGCTCCGGCCAAGGCGGAGGTGCTGAACGATGTCAATGGCGACGTAGTGAACCTGTACCGGGTGGTGCGCCACCATCTCGAAGAGTTCACCCGGCAGTTCAAGTGGGCACTGACCAGCCGACAGATTTTTAAATGGCTGCAGATCACGCCCGAGGAGACACTCACGGACATTCAGCGAGCAGCGCGGTTTTTTTATCTCCAGAAGCAAGCCTTCGGGGGCAAGGTGACCGGACAGACCTTTGGGACGGCGGCCACAGCGCCGCCAAGGTTGAACCTGCTGCGTCTTGAAGAGGACCTCTCGGCAGCGCATCTGCGCCTGGCCAGCACCTACATCGAGCACCTGGACTGGGCAGTGTGTGTGGCGAAGTACGACCGCCCTGGGACGCTGTTCTACTGCGACCCGCCCTACTGGGGCACGGCGGGATACGGCGTCGGTTTCGGGTTGGATCAGTACGACCGCCTGGCCGAGCTTGCCAGGACGATCAAGGGCCGGATGATCATTTCGGTGAACGACATCCCGGAGATGCGGAAGGCCTTCAAGGGCTTGGCCATGGACCGCTTGGACATTGCCTACTCTGTGAGCAAGGCTGAAACCCGGAAGACGACCGGCGAGCTGGTGATCCGTAGCTGGTGACTTCGAGACGCTCCTCAGGCGTTTAAATCAGTGCCAAAGGCGACGTCATTTAGTGCCAAAGGCAGCGTCATTTAGTGCCAAAGCGCGCGGCGCGCCATCCGGACCGGCTTGATCTGCATCAAGTCGACTTCAGTGTGGCTTTGAGCTCTCAATTAACTAAACTAGAATCGTTCTCATTTAGTTTACAAAAGGAGTTTCCATGCAGCTGCGCGCCCTGACCCTGG